ACTCCTCTTCTGTTAGAACATTAAATGCTGCCGGTCTAAGCCAAGCCTCTTTAATAGTAACTTGATTCTCTGGATACATATTCCTGTATTGAGGATTTAACCTAGCATACTGAGCATAAGGCTCATTCATTCCACTTTGTGACCATCCACCTCTAGGTGCATTCTCATAAAGTTCTGGATAACACTCCAGAGCCATCGCGTAATGTGTTTCGTGACTCTTGATAAGATATGGAGTTCCGGCTTGATCTTTGGCGTAATTAGCAACTTTTATGTATAATCCACCTAAAACATCGAAGCAAATCCTGCTCTTAGGCTTCGTATTCATTCCCACGAATTTAGGAACGGTTAATTTACTTTTCTGTAACTCAGGATCTAAATCAGCAGCACACTCAGGACATACCGGTCCTTCTTCATTTAAGATATTATGTAATTCTGCATCATCGTCATCTGGTGCGAATTCATTCTCCTCTTCAAAGGAAAGACTTTCATCTGGAGGTAATGGCTGGAAGCTTTCTGGTGTTTGTTGTTGAATATCTTGTTGTAAACCACTAAACTGTGCAATTATAGCTTCCATTATGTTATCTTCAATATGATTCTTACAATTAGGGCAAACATAAGCATCTACTTCTTCATCTTTAAATTTCTTTTCTTGATAGGTTCCATACTTCTCGTCTTCTTTTGCATACGTATAACAAGCAACCATACCTTCAGTCATATGAATATATAGCGCATGTAGCCAAAGATAGATTATATCATTATGTTTATATAGGAGCTCACCTATCTGATCACCGGCTTTCGCAGTGCTTATGTCATTAGGATTATCTGCGTCATCTGGAGAGCAAGATACGCCTGGAATCTGAATACTCAACGCAGCAATGATAGTTTCTAGAAAGGCTCTGAATACGTTAATTGGACGATCATAATAATCCTGATCGCCTGTATCATCACCATAACCTTGTTCACCTACTGCAAATATCCTATAGTCTCTAGCAGCTTCAGACCAATAGATTTGGCTAAAAGAATTCCAATAAAGTTTAAGTCTTCGATATGCTCTTAACTGCCTCTCACGGACAGGAGCATCTTCATTCTCGAAGTGCTTAACTACAGCTAAGAGGAGCTCCTTAACCTTAGCCTTATCTCTCTCAGGAATCTTATTCTTCACACGTTGTTCTTTCTTCTGAATTTCGTACTTGGACCAACGCCTTTACTCTTATACTCTTCATGCCCTTCAGATGCTTTACGTTTCTCGGAAAGCATTATTGCTATCGCCTGTGATCTATTTTTTACTTTCGGTCCACTCTTAGAACCTGAGTGTAACATGCCATGCTTGAACTTATGCATTACCTGATCGTATGGCATGTTAAGCCTTATCTACTTTACGTTGAAATAGTAACAGATGTAGAAACACCAGCACTAATAGTGAAGGTTACTGTTGCTACGTCAGTATATTCAAAATATTGTGTCTTCTCGGGATCACCATATCGAATAGCTACTGTTCCAGCCGCAAAGTTAAAGTCAATACCATGTACATCATTCAATACCATAGCTGTAGCAGTAAGTCCTGGACCTACTTTAGCTGTAACTGTTGCTGTTCCTGTGATTGGCATTTAATTCTCTCCTCCTTCGACAATCCCAAGCTCTTTTTCTAATTCGTCTACTGTTTGCACCTGTGGCGATTGTACTTTATTAACTGCATCATCACTCTTTGCCATAATCTTACTATTCTTTTCTAGTTTGACTCTTTCTCTATCCATCTTTTCTAATTCAGCTCTACGCCTACTAAAGACTCCACCTGCTAATGGCATCGGTTTGAATGTCGGAGAAGCTTGCGTTTCTTGAACCAGAACTTGTGGTCTTACCAATGCTGTGAGAGTTTTAATTAACTCTTCATTCTGAGATCTCTCATAGAATAGTTGTTCCTTAAGAACTTCACAACATTTACATGGTTTATCGAAACCAAACATTAATGTCCCCTTCTGTTTCGAGCGAAGCGAGAACCTCTATGCAGTGGAATAGAAGCTGTGATATCACGAACAGCTACGATATTGTTATTCTTTTCCAACGCTTCCATTTGCCTATAGAACTTTGTCATATCATTATGTTCTTGAAAGTTTGCTAACACATTGTTAATCTTAGCCTGATGCTCAAAGTTTCCTATCTCACCGTGAATGTATCGCCTGCTAGCTCGACAGAAATATCTCAGATCATCAAGGGGATCATCACCATCAAATTCAGCAATATCTTCAGTCTTCTTCTCATCATAGACTGCCATTGGAATCGTATCAATTAGAATTGTACAATTATTAAATACCTGTAATATAGGAATATTACTTTCTTCTGGTTCATCTAAGAATTGTCCTCGATATCTATCTAAGGCTTCGACTCCAAATCTACGATAAATTTCTTGAGCTTTAACTAAATCGTAGAAATCTTCTTTGGTATTTAATAACTTCTTCGTTTCCCATCGTAAGAAGTCATGAACCACTTGTAATCCTGCAATTCTCGATCCAGGAGTATTTTCTGATGAAATGGCACGTAAGCCTGAATATTTAGTGAAGTCGTCGGATATAGTATTTGATCCTCTATTTTGCCAGGCGCTTCCACATAGGACTGTAACTTCTGGGTGCTCATTCCCATAATCATGTATTTCTTTTATCTCAGAAGCCCAATAAGCGATATCTCGTCCTTTCCATCCACGCTCTCTATACACATAAACTCTCTTATCTGGGGATACGGCACCCCACATTGCATAACACATAGCTGTCTTTCCCCAGTCAATAGACAGTATACGGGGCCACCATTCCGGGATATTGAATGGTTCAATGACATGCAGCGCGTTGTCTGGTTCACCAGGAAATCTAATTGCTCTGAACGTAGTAAAAACAGATCCTTTGAATGCGTGCCAGTCACCCCACCTCTTAGCTCTATATTCTGCTTCGGAGGACTCACGTAAGATCTCAAGTTTCTTAACATAGAGCGGATCATATTCCATGCCATAAGGGTTATCCTCTGCTAATGCCGGTATGAAGATTCGTGTAAGATTTGTTGCATTATCTCTGATAATTTTATATCCATCTTCACATGGCTTAACGAATCGATTGTAAACGAATGTCTGACCTGGACCACCTGGATTAGAGCCATTCCTAACAAATGCAATGTGAAAATCACCGCCAGGTCTGATTCTACTACCAACCATATAATGATAAGGATATGCATCGAAGTGTGTAAGTTCATCAAACCCTCCATAATTGTACTGAGCACTGTCATACATACTAATATCTGTATTATGTTGGACATGTCCAAAGTCCATATAACTTCCATATGCTGGCCATTCCCAACTATGTTTCTGTTCATTATATTTACCACCTGTTTGAGGATAATACTCTTTGCTAAGTCTTATGATTTCTCTTTCTAGGTCTGGGAATCTACGGCGTAGGATAATGCCTTTAAACCCTCTATATTTATAGAAACCTCGAAATAGTGGTAACATTGTAAGCAGCCATGATTTCCCACCATAAGCTGCTCCACCATATAAACACTCAAAGACTTCGTCTGGTAAACGGAGTACTTCTTCCTGTCTATCATGAGGCTTTAAATTCTTTTCTCTGACGAAGTCTTCGTATAATCCATTACCTTCCTTAACTTGTCTTTGTACAGCACCTGATATATTGCTCATAACTTTTTACACGTTGCTAAGATTGAATATCTATTTCCTTGTATTTTAAAGACCTCAACAATTACAAATCCAGCGACCTCTAAATTTTGTCTTACGGCAGCCAAATTTTGTTTGGTAGCAGGAAACTCATCGGACTGATTTAAGGTGTAATTCTTAGACTGGTAGGTGCAGCCGCCGGTTTTAAAAAAGGGGCGCTACGCGCACTCTCCGATCCTGAGGCTGGATCCGTAGTAGTTAGTTCGCTTCTAGCACCAATCTGAGTTGCAGAATTAGCAATTGCTGGTAATACAGTTGAACAGTTCACTGTTGGTGATACGCCGCCACACAATACAGATGACAACGTATACATACTCGTATTTGTAGTTCCAGAAGGAGTAACATAAAGCTTATATACAAAACTCTGTGCTTGGGTTGGAGATGTTACACCACTTTGATCCCAAGATACTTGACTCGTCTGAGCTTCGCTCAATCGTACAGAAGTGAGGAGCAACAATACAACAAGAGAGAATTTCTTCATTTCATCTCCCAAAAGGATTTATAGTTGTTGGAGAACCTGTAGCCAAACCGAATAAGAAATAGATTGCATAGATGACGAATATAACAATTAGAATTACTTTAATGATCTGTTTAAATGTCTCGTCGATAGGCAATAATTTGATAATATAGAGAGCCGCTCCAATGATAATCATTACGACAATGAAACCAATCAATGTCATGTCAAGCTCTCCATGCTGGATTTTTAACATCTAGCTTTGTTAAGAATTCTAATGTGTTTTGCATGAATGATATAAATGTTGGAGCTAATGCTGTTAGCATCGCAGAGGATATCAGACTCCAATCTTCTAATACTCCTTCCATTTTAATAACACCTAATCCATCTAATGTCAATAATCCTAGAAGCGACTGTATATACATTCTCATTACTCTTACTAATACCAATTGCCAGATAGGCATAGCATTCACTGTCACCGATTGAATATTTTCTTTATCTAATCCAGCCGTTCCAACTTCTTTAACTCCGTTAGTCTGTCGAACGACTGTGAACTGTTTTTGATCTTCCACTATTAGTAACTTTCTCAATCTCTATAGACACCATTCCCGGCACCCAAGATTGTAACTTCGTAGTAATTATCTGGAGAACCTAGTGCTGCATCAGCGGCTGCTTTAGCACTCGCATATGAATAATGAACTCCAGTAGGGTGGTCAGCACCTGCTACAATTACAATCCAATTATCAACACTAGTACCCTTCCCTACCACAACCCAAGCATCCTTTGGAATTCCTAACATTTCTGTTGGCATCTTTTGCTTTCTCCCATTGTCATCAAATCTGCGATTATATTTTATGTTTTCTGACAAAAGATAACTCTTGTAAATGCAGCACGATTATCAAATTGAGTTCCAGTAAATGTTCCTGTTGGAGTTCCTGCACTGATCGCTGAATTTGTACCAGTAGCTGTAGTCCTAGGAGCTACTCCAGCAGCGGCAGTATTAACTGTAACTAAATCTGGAGTCGTTGCTGTTGCACTTGCTGTTGCTATAGTTCCAGTGAAAGTATGTGTATGCGTTGCTAATGCATCTAATGCTAATGAACCAGAAGGAGTAACATTGTCATTACCTCCTGTAGTTCCAACATTGCCATTTGCATTTAAGGTTCCAATTAGAGATCTACCGCTTAATGAATTAACTTCTGTAAAACCTACAGGACATGCTGTTAATGAGACAACAATTAATCCCGCTGGGATACCTTCCATCTGAGATGCATATCCAACAACAGACCATGTATTTGTTGCAATGCATACGTTAATACTTGGAGAAATTGTCGTTATTATGAAAACGGCTCCCTCTACACATGCACCTGGTAATGTTGGTCCAACAGTAAATACTTGTCCTGGTCTATAAGTAGAATCTTGTGCATTCCCTAAGCCTACCATCAATAGAGAAGCGCCTAGACATGCGAACAGAAAGCTTTTCATAATTTATTAATATCCAAGGCACTGATAAGATAAAACATCAGCACCATTAAATGTTCCAGTTAAATCTACCACTGTTGTAGTAGAAGCAGCTCTAGCTAAGTTAGCTGTTGTTTCATTTGTGACAACGCAAGCAGGTGCGTTAGTCCAAGCTGATGAAAAAGTAATTCTACATTGTGTACCTGCTGTCGCACCTACAGTAACTTTGCCTGCTGTATTATTGCCTACGATTGTGGCTGCTGAAGTTCCACAAGAATTAGCTCCTACATTTCCTACTGTTACAGCACCAATACGAAGTTGTTTGCTTGCGACATAGAAACTTTGACTTGTACACGCAGTGCCATTAGCACACAAATCTCCAGTGCCATTATTAATAGCCCACAATCCACCAGCCAAACCTAAATGAGATCCATTAGTACCAATAGTTACTGTGTTGTTAGTCTCAACTATAGCGATTTGTTGGTCAGCAGAATTCGATGAGTTCCTTCCAGATATAGCCGTATTATTTGGTAATCTAATTCCTCCGCTAGCGGCTGGATTTGTACCAACTGATAATGAAGTTGTAAAGTTAGGAGATGTTCCAAATACTAATACTCCTGTTCCAGTTTCGTCACTTATATTGCTTGAAATGCCTGCACTATCAGTGAGAGATGTTACCACACCAGTTGTAGTAGCAACTCTCATAATGCCAGTATTTAGGGAGCTTAATGCTTGTTCGTTTGTAAGTGAGACATTAGATGTTTGAGTGATATACGTTGCATCTGCTGGGGCTCCGGCACCTCCAGCAGAAACAATTACAAGATTTCCAGATGCATCTGTTCGAAGTCTGATATTTGTGAATTGTGTTGGCTGTGAGAGAGGAAGTGCCTGAACTGCTGATGCTGTCATTAAAGCACCAGTGGCATCAGTTCTGACTCTTAATGTCGATGGAGTTCCAGAACCCTGTGCGTTTAATATTATAAACGTAGCCGTTAACAATACAACGATTGAGGTTGCCAATTTTCCAAGCTTCACTCTAATTCTCTAATTCTCTAATTCTCTAATTCCCTAGGTACTTTACGGTTGCCGTGCCATCAACTACATCTGTACTTACTCTAGTTCTAATAGCCTTGAATATTCCCTCAAAATTAATTATAGTCTCCGCATCATCTGGAACGTCTACAGGACCGCCACCTATTGGTGCCCAATCACCTGTGTAATCAACTGTTTCAGCTCCTTCGATCTGGATTGCTCCAGCACTAACTCCAGCAGAGCCTTGAATGAATATAGTATGGTTCCTAGCAACAGATGGTACAATGATTGCATTACCATTTCCTGTTGTCTCCGCGTCCTGAAGAGTTTCTAGTACTCCTCGAAGTGCTAACACTGGAGGTGCCATCCTTTTATTCCTTTGGTGAGTCCTGCAATACTTCTACACTGCAATACTTCTACACTGCTTCTACACACCGTTTATCCGACGTCAATGATATCGTAATCTTCGAGTCTCTTTTGTACTGGAGTATAAAAGTTTATTGTTACGTTTCTATTATTACCTCTTGATAATTCTAATCTTTCCTTACGTATGCTTTCAACGACCTTACTTGTAGCTGTGATTACACCTGGTAACTTTTCCGGCTTAATATCATCAAGCTTTGTTCTTAGTGTACTAACGGCTTCGTTTAATGTATCTAAGGCTTGATCGTGCGCTAGCGTTAATTTTATTTGTGCATCTGCACTGCTAATTAGACTATCTACACTTGGTTGTTCTATCAAACCTAGCGTATCGTTCACTAAGGTTCTAACAGTCTGGGGAGCAGGAGAGGGAGCTAATTCCTGCTTATTTGAGGTGGGGCTATTGGAGGACTTACCGAAAGGATTGCTAAATGATGTATTATTTTTGTTACTTCTATTTGCACTATTTAAACCAAATAAACCCATAGCACTGCTTCGCTGTCCTGTTGAAGGTCTAACAGAAGCCAAACGATTTATTAAATTATGCGGAGAGTTTAATCTCTCTATCGCTTCTGAATCGCTTATGAGCATGTCTCAATCTCTCTATGCGTGCGTTTTCTTCTACAATTCTAACGTTAATCATATCTGATTGAACTTTATTAATCATTACCATTATTCCAGCTTCCAGTACGTTTATCTTTGCTGTTATGTCGCAAAGGCTATCATCATAATCATTTAGAACCATATTCTCCATACGTTTGCATATTCTTGCAAGCCGTTGTAGCTGTAGCGCAACTGTTGATATGTGAACGGCTTGCATTATTCATCTTCAAATCTACTAATGAATACAAGAGGACTTATCATTATTATCAAACCTCATATTAAATTTTAATTAATTTGTCCAGGAACCGAAGGACTTCGGATAGCATAGCACAACCGCCGTAGGCGTGTCAAGTCTGTGCGTAACGCATAACTCGTTCTTCTACAGGGGTTTACAGGTGAAGCCTGTCTGATATTATCAGATACTGATCTTATCATATTTTTATATTATTTATTTTACAGCCATTTGGCTGTAGCTAATTTTATAGTGTCTTAATTGAGGTCGTTTATGATACCTCCGGCCCGGCAGGAACGGGACTCCTATAATATGTGGTGGGGGGTGTAGGGGGTCATTGGATTATATGTGTGCATATGTGTGAAGTCGGTTTGAGTTCACATAATTACACACTCATTATCTATTCACAATCTTTCACACTTGACAGGAGATAGCCGCTCATGTATACTGTTGACATGAGGTATAGACATGGGGATAGAAACTAAGACATACGAATGTGTTATCTGTCATGGTATCAATTCAGCCGCTCGCATACACTGTCAATTCTGTGATACGATACCGGCTGAATACTCTATCATCAGAAAGCCTGCACGCGAGCGGCTATCTGAATACACTGAGACAAGCTACATTAACGTTCTAGTAGCTTGGGGATGTGAAAGGCAAGTATCACGTAGGAGCATTAAGAGAACAGCTAGAACAGTTCCACTAGACTATTACGCGGAAGTGTAAGACTGTATGAGCGGCTGTCACTGTCCTAAATCTTGGGCATTGACAGCCGTTCCCTTTTGTGTTACAATGTTCTCACGTCGGAACACACGTTAACTCACTTTCAGGAGATTACAACAATGGCAACAGCAGCGCAACCGGCAGTCCTCAGTGCATTGGAACAGGCAAAAGCAAAGCTCCAAGAGGTAGCCGATGCTACCAATTCAGCGCGAACAGGTAAGGGTCCGAGGATTCGTGTAGGAGCAACCCGAGGTAAGAATCCTCAGGCTATCAGCTTCGAAGCATTCGACGAGAGCAAGCCTGAAACTCTGCCAGTAACGCAAGAAGAGTTTATGACCATTACGAAGTCTTTTGGTGGAGACACAGAAAAGACTCTCGTTGAATGGCTCATTACTGGATTCAATGACGCACAATACACTGATGCCTCAGATCCTTTGGCTGAATACGTTGAATCCTACTGGCCCGCTGATGTTCAGAAGCAATTCCGTATCGTTGTTCGAAATTACAGTAACGCTACAGGTCAATCGCTTGAAGATGCTGTGAAGCTTATCAAGCCTGGCATTGAAGCAGCACAGAAGAAGTAGCTTCTCACTTCGTTCGAAGCTGTAAAAAGAATAGCCTAGGAGTCTTAATTGATTCCTAGGCTATTTGTGTTTATATATAACCC